GTACCATCATATACAGTTAATTGACCAGAAGTATTAAGTCCTAAATATTTTGATATTTCATGACCACTTTGAGAATGACCACTAAAAACCATATTAGCGGAAGCGGGATAACTTTTTACATTAATCCATAAAGCCACAGTCCATGCGTCTGTAGAAACTGTTACAACACTTGTTGATAAATAATCAGTAACCCCATCAAACTCTAATGCTCTACCTGAATATATTTGTCCGTGATTGTTGCTACCGAAGGATTCTACTTCTTTAATAGATAGAGAGTCCATTAAAAGAGAACCATCATTTTCAGAACCTGATTCTTTTGCCCCAAAATATCTATATTTATCTCCATCATATACAAAACGCTCAAATCGTTCTTGCCAAGCAGCTGCATCATCTTCTTTATCAAAAACTGATTCTGTTCCTTCTCTATTGTAAATATTATTTATATCAGTTGACATACCTGTAGCACTAGAAAATCTAATGTAATGCTTATTATTCGTAGTTCCATCTCCAGCATGACGAGCCCATATACTTATTTCATAGGTTTTTCCTACTGTGCAATATGTATTCATATCAATATATATACCACCACCATTACCAGTTGCAGTATATTTAGTAGCGTAACTACCATTGTAAACAGTTGAAGATTCTACTGATTGTGTAGTATCAGTATCAGCATCAGTCCAAGCTCCAGTTCCATTTGCCTCATTAACAATACTAGCAGCATCAGCTGTAGTAAATAATTCGGGACCAACAGGTTGAAAAGACGTAGAAGTATCTAATGCTCTGGCTCTTGTTGGTTTTTGAATTGTTTGTATAGTAGCTGGCATTATGATAGTGTCCCATGATTAGTTCCATGTGAATCTTTAACTCCACCAGTTCCAGACTCTCCACTTGTATTTGTTTCTGTATCTAAATTCCACCATGATACTAAATTTGTTGTTTCACTTGATGTTAAACCTGCATAGTTTTTCCACATAATAGATTTGATTTGTGCTGGAGTTAATACTGATGACCATACTCCTACATTGCATATATAACCTGAAAACCAATATCTATCTGAATGAGCATCTGCACCTATTCTTGCATTACTTCCACCTGCTGTCATAGTACCACTTTTTGAATCAGTAGTTACTAACACTCCGTCTTTATATTGTTTCATAGTACTGCCATCCCAAGTAAACGCAACATGATACCATCTGTTGGCATCTATAGTACCTCCAGAACTACTGTTGCTACCTTCTATTTTAACAGTTTGGTTACCGCCTGTTGAAACATAAAATAAAACTGCTTCACCGTCAGCTTGCCTATTAGACCATATACATCTTGTAATTGATAAATCTCCTGTTCTGCATATCCAAGCAGAAACAGTTATATTATTGTGGTCAAAAGCATCTGGTGTTTGAATGTATTCAGATGTCCCATTTAATATTACAGCACCATCACTTACAGGTACGACTCCTCCTGCATCATATTTATGTTTTAATACGAGCCCGCCCGATACTAATCCTGGAATAGCTGCGCCTGTTTTAGATAAAGTATTTCCTAATCCTAACTTAGGCATAAATTATCCTAAGTAGCAAATAACTGCACCTAATGATGGATCTACAACTGACCATCTTCCAAACAATGTAGTTCCTGCTGGAATAGATACTCCTGATAAAGTAGTATCATTTGTATGTGCTGTACTTGTTGCGCTTCCAACGCATTGATTAGGATCTTGTGAAGTTAATGTTGTGAATGTTACATCATCTATAACTTGTATTGCTATCACAACTTGTCTTGAAGAAGAGCTCGGTTCGAATGCACCTGATGCTGCAGTGACATAGGCAGTACCGCCCTGTCCCATTGTAGCATTCCCCGCCTCTTGTACGGTATAGGTATGTACACCTTTTGCTTTTGACATGTTATCCTCCTTATGAGTTATACTTTAAGGTCTTGTCATGACCGTGAATGTATTATCTTATTTCGAAATGAGGGAAATCATCAAACATATTATCATCTACCTCAAAATTCATATTCCAGTCTCCTCCCCAGCGAAGTACCACACCCATCCCACGAGCCAGCCCAATGACGAACCCACTAAAAAGGTGGAAACGTTCTCTATCATTCCAGTCCACAGGGTAAGGCACGACATCAACAGCGCGACTAGGGAAAGAATTATGCCTACCTTTTGGGTAAGCAACTTTAGTTTTCCCTTCCTTGAGCAATTTGTTTTGCCTCTCCTCACTTCGATGTCCTTCTATAATAGAACAGTCCACATATTTAATTACTTCATTAAATACATCCTGTAATCGTTTATCGCATGATTTCAATCTCTCTCTACTTCTTTTACTAAATTTAGGCATAATTAATTAGATGGAACTTGTTCTTGCATTTCATAGTTTAATACGTGATCCCATTTTCCAGACTTTTCTTTTTCAGGGTATTCTAAATTCCAGTACATTAAATCCATTAAATTATTAAAATTTTTCCAATTAGTCATATCAGGAGCAGCTCCAAATAACTGAGATAACCCTGATAATGCAGAAGTTACAATATCTATATCACTACTTCCTAACTCAGGCCCTACAAATAATGTATCAGCACTTGCTGGAGCCCCTTCCCCATATGCAACACTTTTTGAATGATATCCTTCATACCCTTTTCCAGATATAAGACTTTCTTCAAATTGTATAGGACTTATCATGTCAGCCTTAAAAAGTTTTAATAGTTCATCTCCAACTTGATTAGCTATAACATCATTTAAACTTGTCCCCATAAATCTTTCTGGGATATCCATACCAATAACTTTAAAAAATTCTTCTGCTTTAACATTCTCTAATAAATATCCATAATCAGATTGAAATTGTTTTAATGATATAGGATCCATTCCAAATACTGTAGCTCCACTAGAAGTTTTAGTTCCGTGGCTTTTACCACTCATATCTGTATAATTAATATTAACTTCTTTAGGTACGTTTGCCATTATAGCTTCTTCTGGTATCTTTCTTCTCTTTATTATTTATAGGAGTCTTTCTCCAAACTTCTGGACCACCTAAATCTTTTAAAGTAAAAATTTTCATTATATGCATCCACCTGCTGTAGTTATTATCTGTCCTGTATTACATTCTCCTCCATACTGATTGCAATGTAATTCATTGCCATCCATGTCATAACATAAAGTAGAAGGAACTTCTTCATCTTTCTCACTACCTAACGCATATCCATAATCTGTATATGTCCCGCCATACCCAGTATCTATTCCCGCAGCATTATTATCAGGAGATGGGTAGCCTACTCCTGAAGTCATGTCTACGACTTTCATTAATGAATCTAATATAAAACTTTGATCACCAGATGCATGAGCACTACCTAAAGGAGAAGCACTTCTTGTCCCTTGAAAATTACCCATAAGTTTTTTCCATTTATTCTTTATATCTTCTACAGGCTTCCATCCACCGCCATAATAACCTGATGAAGAACTATAACCAGAGCCTCCTGGAGAAAGAGATTGAGACCAACTACTACTACCTCCACCTCCGCTAGATCCTCCTCCATAACCAGTAGATCCTCCTCCAAAAGAGTTTCCTCCGAATCCACCTCCTCCAAATCCAAAATCAGGCATGATGCCTCCTATTCCATTAAACTATTAAAATAACCTTCTAAATATTTCTTATACTTTTTAGCAGTAAGTTTTCCAGATACTTGCTCTTCAAAACTTTTATATTTATTTGGAGCAACTTCTTTAATATGCTCTAACCAAGGCGCTATATCTTCCTCTAATAACTCAACTTTGCCAAAAATATGTGGCGGCTTAGTAAAGGGAGCAGCTGCTAATCTCTTTAAATTAGTCAGTTTCGCATATGGTAATGTACGTCCTTCTCCCCATTCAAACAAGAGATTTTCTTTTTTATCTAAACCAATATTCCAAAACTCATAAAAATTACCATCTTTTCCTACATATATATCCTGCATTACAGGTTCATCTATCATAAATCCTAAATTACCTGTATCTGGATGTCTTTTGACAGAATATTTTTTCATTCCCTTGTCGTACTCTTCATCCCATCCTTTATCAGGATAAAAATAATCATGCAGCACTAAATCTGTATATCTATGATTAAGTACTTCTTGATATTCTCTACCTGACTCATTGTTTGCAATAACCCAATCTCCAGTATCTTCATTCTGCATAAAAACAGGTTCATACTTATCACTTGGAGCTAATCCAAATAAAATTCTAGATAATTGATCCTCTCCTGCCATCATAATTTCCATACTGAGTCCTGTTTCAGTCAGAGTTTTAGATTCTGCTCCAGGATTACTAGCTAATGCAGAAGATACAGTATAATAATATGAATCCTGAAAGCCTAGTAAGCTAAGCTGTCCTAACGTTTTTCCTACAAGATTACTTATTGGATTATCAAATCTAGTTCTATCTTCAGGTTTTATATGTTCATTGCTCATGCTACTACCCAACTTTTAGCGGCTGGTTTATGCTTATGCCAACCTTCTTTCTTTTTAACAATGCCTTGTGGTGGGTGTGCATACTTACATGCATATGCTAATGCATCTATTGTATCATCATGAGCCATCCTAGGTCCAAAGGTGATAATCTCTCTTTGTAAGTCATATTGAGTTTTCTTAATATATACTCCACCTATAGCAAATCTTTGTGCTAAAACTTCTTGGATTCTATCTCTCTTGCTCATTCTATTACCAGGTTTCTCAGCCTTATGTTTTACAGAAAAGTCATTTCTCCTTCTCATTTCCGAAATAAGAGCTTGAAAAACAGGCTTTGACATAGTCGTATCTTCAACCACGAATAAATTTGGCTTGTATATTTTATTATATTGGAACATATAATCAACAATACCTTTTTTATCCGTACCTGGTATAGCCAATACAGGAAGTGACCTATGTCGAATATAATCAAGGACATAACAATTATTGTCGTCATCAACAGCAACAAATAATACAACACTAAAGTCGCTATCGCGCCTGGCGCTGTCCGTAGCTGGATCCACGCCTGCGAAAACATTAACTGCTTTTTGCTCTCCTTGGTCATCTATAATATAAGAAACTTCAGACTCTTCATCATAAACAAATTTACCATTCCAGTATTTAATATGATTTCTATTAAATATAGAATCTTCTTCATTCTGTACTTCCATCATGTATTCTTGAAAGAATTTTTGAGGTTGTCCAGAATCAGCATAGAACTTTTTCTTTCTCTCCATTTCCTTATGACCAAACCACGAGGGCCATAAAGGAGTCCCATCATTCTGTAAAGCTTTATATGTTATTACTTTCCAGCTAAACTTCTTTTTTAACTCTTTTGCTTTCTCATACCCTTCAAGTATATTGGTAATGAAAGCATCAAAATGAACAGGCGTACCATTAATCCTAAGACGACCGTCAACAGGCTCAAGAGCGGGAAATACAACAGCCGTAACAAGGTTGCTGATTTTAGCTCTAGACTCAGGCGTAATGGTATTATTTTCGTCCTCAAAATCGTCAAGCACGATAAGATCGTACCTTTTATGTAGTTTAGCCCCTCCACGAATACCTGAAAGGTTCGATTTAGAGATAAGTTTACATCCATTTGTTGTTTCAATATCGTCTTCAGTCCACTTCCTTCCCTTTAAACTTCCAAAATAATACAACACTTTTTCATTATATTCCAAATGATATTTTACATAATCTAAGTTTGGAACAGAAATCTTTGAGGAGGCAGCCACCCAACCATAAAACAGGGGTTCTTTTGAGAACAAGAAGTCATGAAGAATATTACACTTAGTAAGAACAGTCTTACCATGTCCTCTAGGCAAGATGACTGCCAATTGTCTATGTTCCTTATTGAGTAAAGCATCTGCAACCTCATAATGGAAAAACGGTGTTTCCGATCTCATAAAATCATCTGGAAGAAACAACTTACCGAAAGCTATTAAATCACTCTTTGCTAGTTGTAATGCCTCTTCTTCTTTTGATACATTATGAAAGTTGACATTTGCCATTTATCTCTTTAATTTAGGTTTAAACTCATTCCACTTATCTAAAGGGCATTTCATTGTAGGTATCTTAGTTTTTATTTTCATAAAACAACCACACTCTTTACATCTATTAAAACTCATAAGAGATGGACAATCTTTACATATATTCCACCTATCGTCAGTTTCTTGTATAAGCTGTGATACATAATCTTCTATATCGACGCCTCTACCCTTTAAATCAAGTAGCATGGAAGATAGCCAATTTCTTGCACCTCGCTCGGTTGCATTATAGTTATGACTCATCTTCTCTTCTTCAGAAAGTTCTTTAGGAACCTTACTAAAATCTTCTTCCATTCTCTCTACTCCTCTATTTCTTTAGGTCTTTCTACCTTCTCTAAATCATCATCTAAAAACCCTTTAAACTGGACTCCTGTGACCTGTGTCACTTGTGTTTTGTTTTTATCCTCTAAATCCATAATATCAGATAACTTAAATAAAGCTTTCAATCTTGTCTCATCTTTTTCAGATGATAAAGCAATACTACTAATATTTCTTAAAATACTAGTCTCGCTTATACCTAATTCTTTTAAAACTGGTTTTAATTCTTCCTTCATAGCAGTATGTACCCTCTCTGTCTTGATTAGTTTCTGAGCTTTTTCTAAAGCATATCTCTTATTATTAGTAGGAAACGCTCTAACATAAGCCTCATCTAAAGGGACTCCTTGCGCCAGGTTTAAGACGAACAGTTCTTCACGCTTATTAAGATCAGTTCGGTCAATAAGAATATCATCGGATTTCTTTGAACCACTAAACGAATAAATGTTTAATCGACGAATAGTATCCATCCTAGTACCTTTACTAACGGGGAAAGTCCCAGTGCAAGTTCCTATATATACTCTTTGTTTGAGTCTGCCTTTCCGCGTATGCATGACTCCACGCCTTAAAACCTGTACAACGCAATTATCATCACTTTTGACCCAATCACCTACCTTACCTTCTCTCCAGGCTATAGGCTTTCCTATATAACCAGGAATGGGATCATCTTTTTCAAAAATCTTGTGCTCAACTCCATTAACTTTGTAGTACTTCAAG